TCCCCTCTACCTGCTGAACAAGATCAGGTACTCTGTCAGTGTCAAACCAATCATCTGATGCTGGGGTTATCTGAACACTTCCTAAGAATGTATAGATGGCAAATGGATTAACATATTCTAGTCTAGACGCATATGCCTGTGTGACCAGAGGTGTAGTAGTATAAGGTAAAGTTATAATATCACCAGTTAGCTGATAATTAGCATTAGTTCTTGCAGAAGTAGTAGAGGCTTGTTCGATTAAATCTACATTATGCATTGTGTGCGCTGGGCGCAGTAAGTTAGCCCCCATATCAATAGAACAGCTAAGATCAGAAGTTTTTGGATCAGCTACAAGAGCACTGCTACCGAAGTTATCAACAACAAAACCATTCTTCATTCTATCCATACCATTACTATCTGGAATTTTTAAACTAGATGTTTCTGATTCCAACAGAGATAATGATGTGTAGTACTCTAAATTATTAATTCTATTTTCTAACTTACCGATGTCACGCATTGTGTAGCGTTTATTATCAACTTTTGAAACGCTCACATTAGTTGATGCAGTACCAAAAGTATATGGTTCTAGAGATAGATTATACAATACCATTCCAAGTGCTGGTGTTACTGGTTCTCCAGGAACAGTAGATGGAACGCCTTGTATATCAACTAATTTACCAGTTGGCTCTAAAATAATTTTATCTTTTCTAGCAAGATAGTAACTGTAATCTGCTTTGACATATTCACCACGTTTTGGTATAGAAGTCATAGAAGAGCCTGTGCTAGTAAAGTTCTTCACTCCACTACCAGTTGTTTTATTAGCAACTCTTGGTCTAAAATCAATAGAGTCTCGTAGATTGGCAGGAATCTGTTTGTAATCAATACCACTATAAGAGTTAACATCAAAATAGTCACCAGCACCATGTTCAAAGTATTCATATACAACTTGAACTGGATTAGATGGTTGAGTATAAGATGGTAGTAAATTTAATTTACCATAATCATAATGTGTCAAACGCTGACCATTATCGAAAGAATATCTCTCTGAAATATCTTGAGTATAAGATCCTGGAGTGCTATCAAAGGCAGTTCCTGGAGCCATCTTAATGCTTATGATTCTGAATATATCTGCTTTATCTAGAACGATTGATGCTTGTTGAGCAGCAGTAGCACTAATGAATGTTTCAGTGACTTGTGTTAGTGTTTTTGATTTTTCGAAACCAGATCCAGAACGAATAACTGCAGCAATTACAGTATATGTTCCAGATGTCGGAACAGTGATACTTACGTTAGAAGTACCAGTACCACTAATATTAGATGCTGTGATGTTCACAACAGATCCATCAGAATCTTTAACTACAAGATAACTATCATTATCTGCAGCAGAAGCAAAATTACCTGATGTATTTAATGCAAGAGTAGTAGTAGCAGTATTTACACTATTAAACTTAACATAAGCTGTATAGTTTAAATTGTTAACTCCACTATTGCCAGATGTTCTCATAGAACGAACAGAACTATATGCAAGAGGGAACACTAAATTATTTGCTATGGCTTCTTGTAGAACAGTTGTTACTAGTTGATATTTTACACCAGTCACTGATGATATTGAGCTATCAACTGTTAAAGAATTTTGAGAAGTAATGGCTGAGATTCTTCTATACAGAGAATCGTTAATAAGGATGTAATCACCAACTTTTAAATCTGTTAGGAAAGAAGTCCCAACACCAGTTACAGTATTAGTTGCAACTGCAGTAACTGAACCAGTTAAATTAACTAATGCTGGTTGTATGTCGGCTGAGAAAGAAGTCCCAACACCACTGCCAACAGTATAGAAAGACTTAGCATTTCTGTTGAAATCAAATCCAGATTTCATCTGGATATCCCATAGACCTAATTTATATTGTGAAGTAGATCCATAAGGAAGAATATTGTGCCACTCAATAAAACGAGCACGGGCAGTTCCGATTAATTGTGCATTAGAAACTGCTGACGCATTACCTCGATTAGAAGATCCAGTGATACCGTCATAGATATTAACTAACGTACCTGTATCGATAGTTGGTACATAATTTAAGTTAGTTACAATAACATAATTTCCAACAACTGGAGTTATTACAGAATCGATCGCTTGATCATAATCTCTAGCCTTTGGTACTGTTATGTATGCAGTAGCAGGATTTTCAAGTTCTGCTCCAGAAACATATGCTCTTCCAGCATCAATACCGATAGCAAGATCACCTTCATTACCAGTTAATTTTATACCACGATTGTATACTGGATTTTCATCATATTGCCAGTTAACACCGCTATTACCTGCACCATCATATGCTGAGCCAGAATTATGAGTTGGAGGAGTAGTTACTGAAGATGCACTATTTTTAGCAGTATATGTATAACCACCATATGTAACAATATCATTAATTAGATATGCACTATTTTGAGCCCATGCTCCACGATTATTATTACGTGATTCACGAACATCTACAGACCATCCATTAACAGTGTAATCACCATTAGTATCGAATGTTCTTCTTTCCATCTCATTTTGAATCTGAGTATAGATTATATTATATGCAGTTTCTTTAACAATGGTATTAACAACACCACCAGTTACACGAATCAATTCTACGAAGTTCTGATCATCAGTTGACTCCAAAGATCTTTTAGATAGTGTTAAATCAATAAAGTAACGATGAGCACCTGGAGCAGCAAAGTTATAACTATTCTGCGCATTATCTAAAAGAGTTTCATCATCTTCTGCAGTAGTGATATTTTCTGATACATTCAATCCAACACGATATGATGGAGAAGGGTCATATTTGTTTAGTGTAATTGCTTGTGTATCGCAAAGAACAAAATGTCCATTAATGTAATAGACACCTCTCTCAATTGTAGCCAAAGATCCTTTACCTGTAGCTGAACTTGCTTGTGCTTGAAAATAAAAACCAGTATCAGTATGAAGAACTTCATTACCAGCAAAAACTTTTTGCGTAGTATCAGTTGCAGAATTTAAATAGCGAACATAAAGAGTTGTTGGATCTGTATCTTCTGCTCGTTGTGCCTTGATAACCTGTGCTTTTAATCCACTTGAACCTGTGATAACTAAACCCTGCAAAGAATCAATAAATGTAGCAACGGCTACACCATTATACAATGCCTGTAGTTTAACATAATCAATACCTTTTGTAGTATTAGTAATAGTTTCAGCAGATACCTGTCCAGGTATAACCATGGCACCTTGTTTGAAAATATTATCGCCATGGCGAGTAATCTGATTCTGAAGGATTGTCTGGAGTTGTGTTAGTTCACGTGCCTGAACAGCAAAAGAAGGGCGAAACAAAATTCGATAGAATTTTTTTTCTTCATCGAAATCATCATTATACGGTTCGGTATTAAAATCTAGCATTCTTTTTCTTCTTTATGTTAGTTACTATTATTTATTAGAATTTTATAACAGTTCTCAAAGTAACAGTCTGGTCTGCTGTAGGAGTAAATGCTTGTTTATTATCAATAAACAAGATGTGTCCTGAGTATTTATCTGCCGTTGGAGTAGTGACACCAGCTGCACTAAATGTTTGTGCCACAGAATTTAGAAATACAGACCCAACAGCAGGAACAGCATTATCTATAGATTGAAGTAAACAAGAAGTTGTTGTTAGTGCAACAATTGTAAATCTTGGTCCAGTTAGAGTACCAAGTCTTACTTGCATATCTTGTGTAAAATATGTAGTGTTCATAGAAGCAGTTACAACATAGCATGCAGATGCTAGCGCACTTTTTAGGTTTCCATAAGAACCAAACTGTCTGGGGTTTTTAATTATACCAAGTTGTCTGAAGTCATTATTAACATCAAATCCTTGATTTTTATCTTTAGAAATATTAGTATAAAACATCAATGTATTGGCAAACATACCAGTAATTGGATCTTTACCATGGCCACCATATGGCGCACGAACTGCTCTAGCTGATGCTCCATATCCAGAACCTGTTATAGAAACATTTGCCCAACGATAACCAGTACCATAATCAACAACAATTAACTTTTTAACAGCCCCATTTACAACAGTAGCTGTTGCACTAGCCCCTGTACCATCACCAGTAACAGTAACAGTAGGAGCACCACCGTATCCAAAACCCCCAGAAATAACTGGGTAAGCCATAATACGACCATCAGGTGTCAACAATTCAGTATTCGCTTGAAGTGTATTAATATCACCTGGAGATAGATCTGCAGTTAGAGAAGCAAGAGTACCATTACCAGTAACAGTTAAGTTAGCATATGTATATCCAACACCACCATCGTCAATCTGCACACCATAAATCTGTCCATTGTTTAATATAGGAATTAGTTTGGCTTCAGATTTTATACCTGCAAAATAACCTGTTCCACCAGCCCCACCTGAAATCGGAGAGAACGATATAGATGGTAGTGTAGAATAACCAGCACCATATTTTAGAGTAGCAGTACCAGTTGCAGGAGAGCCAACATATGTTAATGTAGCAGTTCCATTAACAACTGCTCCAGAAGTGTGGCTCGGTGTAGTAGATGCATGGGATGTTCCTGCACCAGTCACAGTATATAATCTAGTTGAAAAGTATACCTGTTGTCCAACAGTATATACAGTAGAATTTGTAAATAAAGTTCCAAATCTTACAGTTGGAACGCTAGTAAAATTTATTCCAGAATTAGTTATGTATACTCTTTGTACAGAAGTACCACTCATAATTGAAGAACCAACAAATCCAGAACCACCTCCACCAATTAATGTTACAGCTGGAGCAGATGTATATCCTGATCCAGAAGTCGCCATAGTAATATCATAAATACTACCATTAAGAGTAACACCAGTTATTACACCACTAGAAACTATTGGTGTACCAGTTACTCTTGAACCAATATATTTTAGTGCTGCAGTTCCATTGGCAACAATTCCAGATTTATGAGATGGGGCAGGAGTTGCTGTGGTGCCAGTAAGAGTTGCAATATAAATGTTATTATCATGCTCCACCAATTGTCCAAGAAGAATACCTATGTTAGCAACCCAGTTATTTGCACCATTGAAAGGAGGAGTCATTAAACATGTGGCTCCACCACTATATCCAGTACCTCCAGTAGTTATATTAACACCAGTTAGTAATAGAGGATCTGATGCTCTATATCCATCACCAGCAACTGAAATGCTTGCTGTGGTATAATTCTGCCCACCATTCTCAACAACTATGTTTAGGATTTCGCCATCAGAATAAAACTGAGATCTTAATGCATTAACAACAGGCATATAGACATCAGTCAAGAATTTATTGCGCAATGCAATTGGAATACTATACAAATATTTCCACATATATCCGTCTGGCATGATAACAGGATCTACAACAGTACCAATTGGTTTGTAAGTAGAAATCGCATTATTGTTGTTATCGAGACATTTATATACGTTGTATTCATCTGTCATTACATAACAGTTAGTGTCTTCTAATTTTTGAGTTCCAGAAGGTGCTTTAGTGATAACACCAAGTGCAGCAGCACCTTCTCCACCACCACCTAAAATATTAACTGTTGGAGCAGTTGTATAACCTCTGCCACGAGAAGATAAAATTATTGATGTAACGAATCCATCTGTTAGTTGTGCTGTTGCTGTAGCACCTGTACCACCACCACCAGTAATAGTTACACTTGGTGTATCTGAATAACCATATCCACCAGAGATTAAATTAATACCTTGCAGTTCATCACTATATTGATCATCATACATATCATAGATTGTACCAGAAATCCAGTCTCTGCGTAGAATGACGAAAGCCACGTCTGTGGACTTTATCTCCTTCATTGTAATTATTTCGTTACGTGTTTGTAACTCATAGTCAAAACTATCAATAGGCAGTGGAGGTGTATCCGAATCTGCCCAACTGAGAGATTTTCCTAAGAAATAATAGTATCGTGATGTACGATTCTGAAGTTCATTATACAACCCTTCTGCAATCGAATTGTGTAATGGTGATTTCAGTAGTGATGCCATTTAGATTTTCCTAGTTTAGGATACAGTAACTTTCCATGTGATGGCGATAGAATCACCAGCAGCTTTACTAACAACTGGGAAGGTTGTACGACACATCATAGTACCAGCAGCTGCACCAGCTGAAGATGGGTTAAAAATTCCCGCTTCAGTAATAGATCCAGTACCAGTACCAGCTGGAAATGTAGCAGTCGCAGTAACTTCATTACCAGAAGTACCACCTGCAGAGAAAGAAGAAGTCGCAACACGACCAGCCTCAGATGACAAAGCAGTCTGAGTAGCAGCTGGGGTTGTAGTTCCAACACCAATGGCCATTGTGTTCATAATCTGCGTAGAACCAGAAGTCATACGTTGTGCAATATATGCTTTACCAACAGTCATAACGAGATTCTTTACACTACGTGTTTCTTTAATCTTGCCTTGTTTATCGGTAACAACAATTTCTACATGTCCTGTTGCTTTTATATCTTGTTCGTTTAAATTCATAAGAATCTCCTATTGAGTGATTTATTATACACCAGCCCCAGTAAAGGTCTGATATCCGTATCCTTGCCCTGCAACATATAGAACTCCAACGTATAAACCATCGTCATGCAAGAAATAATCTCCTGCAGCATATGGGTTAAGATCTAAAACACCACTCTCACCACCAGTGGGTAAAGTAATACTATTATCGCCAGCATATGTAGCAGTACCAACAATGTAGTACTGACTATTTAGGGTAGTTGTTAAAGAGAATGCAGGGTTTGTTCTATTTAGGTCAGATGCGCTTGAGGCATCTGTATCCAGCATAGTGGCAGTTTCAGTATCTGTAGATGAACCATCAAGTAAATAATGTCCAGCACTTAGTACTTTATTACTATCAATTGCTGAAATGCCAAGTCTGGTTCCTAGAATACCAGCATAATCAACTTCTGTCATAGTCGCTGTATTATCGTCTAATACATTATCATAGTTAAATGTGTTGTTATAAAGTAACTTAGAAACATTTAAAATTGGTAGAGTTCTACCAAGATCTGCAGTATAACCAGTTTCAGTCATTATAACAGATTCATCGTCTGTCGTAGTTCCATTGTTAATAAAGTGTCCAAGACTTAAACTCTTGGAGAAGTCAAATATATTTGCACCCAAACGAGTGCTAGCATCAGCATATGTAGATGTAAGTTCGCTTGGAGTTACATCCTGCGATTCTGTGACTAAACCATAATTTAATGTAGTACTATTAATTGGTTTTGATAAATCAAGATACGGAAGTGTTCTCGTTAAATCACTCGCATATCCAATTTCTGTTATAGTTACAGAATGTCCATCAGCGTAATTATCATAATTTAATGTAGTATCATCAATCGGTTTTGATAAATTTAAATACGGGACAGTTCTAGTGAATAATGTTCCAGTAGTATCGCCAAGCATGAACGAATCGTTCACAGTTACGTTTAGAATCTTTAACATAGACTCCAAAGTAATACCGACATTAAATTCATTTCGAATATCATATTCACCGAAAATTGCCATACCAGCGGGGTGAATTAAATTCTTAACAGCGGTTTTGTAACTGTCTAATGCTTCATCAATCTTAATAACATAAGAGTATGATTGATAGTAACGACTATCTTGGATATAAATTGCATCATCCAAGAATCCATCATTATTAATATAATAACCTGGATATTTTGCAAGTGGTCCAAGAGTAACTTTAAGAATAGCTGGTTCAGTTGTAGATGCTTGAGAATCTACAGAACTAATACCAAATTCACGAACAACAAGACCAGCATAAGTTCCATCTATTGCTGGTCCAGTCGCATAGTTAGAATCTGCTGGTACCTGTTGGTTATAGTCTGCCACACTGAATGTTCCACTCTCAGAGAAGCCATCCATACCTTCTGATATGGTTAATGTACTTAATGTATTAACCCCACCAACTATAGAATCTACACGCTGAATAATTGTTCCTGCAGTACCAGCTACATCCTGACCACTTGTAGAAGAAATTGTAGTAGTAAAGTCAGTGGTATATCCAATACCATATTTAATAAAAACAGCAGATGCCATACCACCTGTTGATGTTACACCTGAAACTTTTAATATAGATCCATAACCATCAAAGTTTTTAACATTATATAAATCACCTACTTTAAATCCAGTTCCAGGTTGTTGAATTATAAGGCTAGCTGTTGTAGTTAAGATCGTACCATTAAAGAAAATGCCATTGGCATCATCTCGATAACGTAATCTATCACCGACAGAAATATTACCGAAGAAACGACGATCTATGATAAACTCATAAACATCATCAGAGATTCGAATTGCACGATCTACTTCTACCTCAACATACTGACGACGATCAACTAAGACACGAATGATTTTAGTAGTTGTTACAACATCAACAAGTTTACCGACGATATCGTTTGGGTTTCCTTGAATGATTCTAACGAATACTGATACATCTTGATTCCATTTACCATCTGATGCACGTAGCATCTGTTTCGATGGATAGTCTAGTGTAACTTCCTTATTGAAAAGAATCCTGAATAAAAGTTTAAATGAGTTCTCAGAACCTTTAGCACGATAATGATCTTTAATATGTTGTAATAAAAATCTCTCATCTATAGTAGAATAAGGAAGTTTAGCAGCTAACTCATTTTTAAAATAACTAACAAAACTTTCTAATGTGTTATCTAAATCACGTGTCGTATTTAAATTTACCTGAGTCGTTTCAAGAAATTCATAATATGCTTGTAGGAATTGTACGAATGTGTCGTACTCTTCTCTTACGAATTCTGGTAGCTGGGATTTGACCAGCGACTTTAACTGCGGTTTTGTGATTGCCATTTTATTAACTAATTATGATCTACTTGAAGCGAATGTATAGTTATAACCACCACGTAAATCCCCAGAAGCAGTTTTATCCGCAATAGCTGTTATGTATAAGTGGTCAGTTGCAATTTCTGCAATTTGTGTAAGTGCTGAAACTACGTCATTGGATAGCGGACGAATTGAAATTTCTAAATCAATATCTGCTAGTGCAACAATATTTAGATTGCGTATATCAACATATCCTTTGGCATAATCAATAGTTCCCAATTGATTGTCTACAATAATTTTAATACCATTATCGCCATATCTCCAAAGACGAACATATTTAACACCATCATCGTCAAGATAGTGAATTTGATCCGAACCAGAAATATAAAAACCAGTACTACTAAAAGCATTTTCTGGAAGCCCAGTACTCAAAATAGGGTTAATCATATTAAGAATATACTGAGCACGTACATTATATCTTGGAGTTAGTTGTCTACGAAGAAGAACAGTTGTAATATTATTTACGATAGATGTATCTGTTTCATCTATAAGTTTACTCAATTTAGAGAATCTAAAAACACCATCGAAAGTTTGGAGATCTGTATTATTATATTCCATGACTGCTGTTCTAACTCGACTAGCAATTTCATCTGATGTTTTTGTTGTTGTTTGTTCGTTATAATAAACAGTTACATGTAAAGCAATATTAATATATTCTGGATCTACAATTTCTGGTATAACTGAAACAACACCACGTTTGCCCAAAACCGTACTAATAATATTAGCCTTTTGGATTGATGTTAACTTACTAGCATTTCTAGGTTTAACACAAATGTATGTTTTGCCATATACTGGAGGATCATTATCCTCACCACCCCAAACTGTTACTGATTGTGCTTCTGGAACAGCAGAATAAATCAATGCTTTGTAGTCATCTGGAGTTACTGCACGATTTTGTGCTGCATATGATCTTGGCGCATTAAAACGAATACTTTCTGTGTCTTCACGATCAGCACCATTATTGGCAGGATCGTTTGTTGTAATAGCAACAGTAGCACCAGAAATTAAAGTTGATCCATTATATGTGAATGATCGTGCACCATTTGGTGCTTCTAAACTAGATACAAAATAATCTAAGTGAACTACGTTACCAGCTTCTAGTGCTTTACCAAGATTATCATCTCCGAATGTTAGTTCATATAAACCATCATCAATTTCTTTCGTCCAATATGCAAGAGTGCTATTATCAATATCTACAAGTTCTCCTGCTTTATACCATGTCTCATAGACGTTGGAAGAAGAATTTTCTTGTACTCTAACCTTTAATGTAGCAAGATCAATACCAAGGTTTGGTATAACATAACGTGTTCCAGCAGAAACATTATATTGATAAGAAAGAGGAGTACCTTCAATGATAGAAACATCAGCAAATGTGTATGAATTGGCTACTCTATTCACAGTTATAGTTCCCTGTGTATAGAAAGTATATGTCTTTCCATTTATACTACTTGTGAATGGACTATATGAAGGTAACGATAAATTTCCAGGAGAAGAAGTTCCACCAGAAACTACTATATTGACTGTTGCTTGAGAACATGTTGCTGATCTTGGAGAATAACCAAGCATCTTAGAAATAGAAACTACACTGTTACGTTTTCTAGCAGAATCAAGAAACATCTCATTAATAGACATGTTATTGTACAAAGCATTATAATGCGTGTTGTATGCTAAAACATCTATTAAAACTGACATAGCAGAACCTTCAAAATCGTAATCTTGAAATTCTGTCTGTCCTTTTAAAAAATTCTTTAAGTTTCCTTTGATACCATCAAAGTCTAACTCTGTTACGGTGATTCTTTTATTTGCCATTTTATCGTGTTCTCTCTAGCGTTAGGTCAAGAGTTAGTGGTCTTGTTGTATTAATAACTTGAAATTCTATAGAAACTCCAACTGAATAAGAATCTTCATCTACGCTAACTATTACATTAATTAGCTCTACTCTTGGCTCGAAGTTATTAATAGTATTAATAATAGCCTGTTTTAGGGAAGCTGCAAGTAGAGGAGTTGCTGGCTCGAACAGTAAACGTCTAATAGGACTACCAATTTCACTATGAAATGGTCGTTCAAAGTTGTTGGTTAGGATAAGATTTTTTAGCGCAGTCTTTATGGCATTGTCGCCATATCGACGTGTCAAATCCTTAGTCACTGGGTGAGCCGTGAAATTGAAGTCTAGATCAGAGAAGATTCTTGTATTTCTTGCCATATTCTTATTTAGGTTACTCTACGTTCGTTTTTGCAGATCCATCTTTTACTTTATCACCACAAGAAATTGAATCTCCAATTCTTGCTGCAGCCTTACCTTCAAAGAAAGTTTTAGATGCACCAGAACTTATATTTCTAGCACTAATAGGATGTATACTACTTCCCACCTGCTGTTGTGTGAATTTAGAACCAACTAGTCCTATAGCACCCTCTGCTACAAAACTTTTGGTACATACTTCAGTAGTCAATGCATTTGCAGGTAAACCACAAGATGCATCTGACATAGCTCCCTTATACGTTACCTTAGCCATTATGCTTTATTCTTTGGAGGTATTGGATTAATTAAGACGAATCCCTCAGGTATCCCTTTAGCATTTCGTTTATAAGTTGTGTCATTTACCATAGTGAATGCCATCTTACGATTACCACCTGCTGGTGATCCTGGGGCTTTGTAGCTAGAATGAATCCACACTGAAGTCGGATTTCTATATTCTAAAATCATCTGATCATATGTTACTAGTGGTTCCATCTTCTGAACGAGATCATATGTTTTATTACTCACATCTGCACCTAGTAAACAAACATCAAAACAGTGTCCCTTACAGTGATCTGATGTTGCGCTCTCATAACTAACAACACCCTTTAATCTATAACCAGAAGAAATAGTCCATTGTTTCTTATATCCACTTATGCCGTTTGGAAGAACAGCTAGATAATTTTCAAGTAGATTCTGAGCACTCATCGCTAAATTACAAACAATTTCTTGAACAGTATATAATCTTAATGGTGTATTAGCCGTTGGTTGAAGCATTTGGTCAACAAGTTTATGTTTTCCATTAACACCACCATCCATTAACATACCCAATGTAAAATTCTTAGATATCGTATAGTCATTAGTGAAATTCTTAGTAGTATAGATTATCTTACAATCAGCAGCAACTGGTTTAGATTGTGCTCCACCAGTTGGTGTTGGTGCTTCTTCTGTTGCAACAGGTGCTGGAGCATTAGGCTCGCCCTTTTGTGTTTGTATTTGTGATTGCTTACGACCTTCTGGTGTATTAAAATCTTCTGGGGTTTCTACTGCAGCCTGTTGTTCGAGTTCTCTTTCTGGAGGAATTAAATAAGGAATAGTTGGATTTAAAGGTTGCCCTGCTGGTGGTGGTGTACCTGCTACAGTAGAAGGTGCTGTTGCGCTAACACCAAAATTACCTCGACTATAATTAACATTCATAACACCAGAAGAATTAATATCAACAGTTCCACTCGATCCTATTTTCATAGCACTGTCAGCTAACTGATTAATATTTGCAGCCTGAACATTAAAATCACCAACTGCCTTAACATTAAAATGACCACCAACTGCAATATCTACATCGTTTGCCACTGCAAGTGATACATTATTTCCAACTCGAACATTTGCATTAGACGAGACTTCAATGTTTGCATCTGATCTGCAGAATATATTTGCGTTTCCATCAGCAGTTAGATTATATTCACCAGCCACATGGATAGAACCATTTCGTTCCATTAGTGTGAAATTATCACCAATGATATAATTTACCTGAGTTCCATTTGGATCAATCTCAGTAAATGTACCAGAGCGATGATACGTATGTATTCTCTCATGTCCAGGACTATCATCAAATTCTTGAATGTGACCAGACTCAGTTTCCATAACTTTATTGAAAGGATATTTTGAGCCAAAGCCATTATTTGGTTGATCCCATGATCCTTGATCTACTGCTTTCGGCACACCCTTTTTTATATTAGAATCTTTTTTCTCTATAACAGTTCCAGTAATTATACCACGTGCCAAACGATTTGTGTCTGGCTCATTAATATATGATTTTAAAGGATACTTATTATTTGGATCTCTAAATCCAGTATTATCTGAACCTCGTTTTTTAGATTCTGCAGATGGTCCAGGAGTTGGAGAAGATCCATCTTTTGGTGGTGTTGCTGCTTTTGTTCCTGCGTCTTTTTCTACTACACCACCTGCTACTTCTCCATAAAAATATTCATAATAAGATAATTTACGTGCTGCGATATCTGGTGAGTTAACACCAACTGCTTTTTTAGCAGCATAAAAATATCCAGGATGATCTGTTGTTTTTGCAGAAGATGGCACTCTGTCTTTAATATAGAGAGCAGCAACTAAAGCAGATGTATTAATATCAGTATCAAGTGAGTCAGGATTATTGATAAGATCTAAATTTAGACCCATCTTGTTTGACATGTCCTGATACTTTTTATAGTTTGCTTTACCAGTTAACTGAATAAATCCACGACCGAAATACTTACCACCATCTTCATCTGTTTGATTACCAAGAAAGTTTTTACCACGTGTAGTTGGTCCATAAACCCAAGAGAAAAATTGTGCTCTAGTCATTCCCTTTTTTGATGCTTGTGAATATTGTTCAGCAGTAGCATCAGTCGCAAAAGAAAATATTTGTTTCAGACGATCTTTACTGTAATTATAACTTTCTAATTGTGGGATCCAACCAGACTCACCACCAGCAATACCAAGCAGCGCACACTTCTGTTCTCTGGTAGTTAATCCAACTTTATCACATGCAGCAATAAGTGCTTTGATGCCTTCCTCCGCTTTAGCAGGATTTAGAGATGCACCTTTTGGTGGTTTTGTAGGTATTGCAAGATTAGTTTTCGTTGGTTGAACTGGAGATTCTCCAACGGTAATTGGTGTTCCATCTCCAGAAGTAACTGGTTTTCCTGAGCCATCTGTCAAATAATTTTGTGCTTTACTTGCATTAACTTCTGCAAGATTAGTGGGTGCATCTTTAAATGTTATGATATTTTCACCATAACCTGCAACTACATTATTAATAGTTATCTGAGTGCCACTATCTACACTAACAATAAATGTATCTTCAGGTAACTGAAAGCCAATAACTTTCATATTGGCTTTTAGATCTTTAGTTAAATCAGTTCTTCCTGTTGCTTTGTCTTTGAATGTTAATTTCTTTCCATTAACTGGACCAACAATAGTTCTCAACTCTATCTTAGAAACTTCTGTGCTATCTTCTACAGGACTAGAGTTGTCATCATCATCAATAGCAGTTGGTGCTTGTGGTATACCACCAATAGTACCAAGTATAATTGGTTGTTGTTGATCTTCATCAGCAAACATAATAATAACAGTAGTACCTTCAACTGGACCAACTGGAGTATAACCAATACCATTCATTGCAGCAGAACCAATTTGTTGTACTGGAAGTGCCCATGGTAATTCATTAGTCGGTAATTGAGTTTTATCATGGGTGTGTAATCCCACAATACGAACCTGACAACGACCAAGTTGAAGTGGATCTGATCTGTTTTCTACAATACCTGAATAAAACATTATTTTTTCGCCTTATCTACACTCATTAACAAACTATCTTTAATCAATTCCATATGACACTCATGCATTTCTTTATCTACATTATGATTGATAGCAGAAATTATATAAAAACCTGAAAACATTTTATCTTCGATATCTCTATCACTGCTTCTTAATGGTTCTACTTTATTCAATCTAACTTCTACTTTTTGCCCGACTGTATAATCTAATCTTCCAGGAACAGAAATGTGAATCTTGTTCGCCTCTGCTGCTTTCAATAAAGAAATTCTTTGTTGAATTGATTTAAAATAACTAAGATCACCACCACCACTAAATCCGTCAGTGTATCTTGGTATAATCATCATGGAAGAATTTGTTCTAAAAATAGAATTTAAAGAAGCCACGTTATATTTGTTGAGATGTTTAGATGTATCAAATTTATCAAACATATTATATGTCTTAACTCTATAAGACTTTTTAGTTAGATCATACGAAGTTGCTTTAGAAGCAAACATACCACTTCTTATTCTATCAATATAATCAAACCCTATTGGTATACTTATTAGGTTTATTCGTTTGAAATCTTCAGTTACATTTCTAGCATCTTCTCCATTAGGCTTTTTATCACGTGTATATCTGTCATAAGTAAACTTCTGCACCGATTGAGATTCATACATAGATTCTAAACTAGTGAAATAAAATCCATCTCTATTTTCGAAGAATAAAAAACTTGGAGAGTTATTGTTATTTTCTGCAAACTGTGCAGCATAATTAATGGACTTAACAGGAGACCAAAAATTAGATATGAATTTAACTGAACGAGATGATTCTTCTGATATAAATCTTTTAGTAGATTGAAGACCATCAGTTTTATTTGTTAGTATATCTGCAATAACATCATTAACTTTACCAGTATAAACTCTGCTAATCTTTTTATTTAAATCAACAATGGCTTCCATTGATATAAAATGTAACTGATATGTAACAGACTTATCTCCAAGCAGTTCTCTATCAGTTAATTTGTAAATATAAAATGTACCTTTAATATTACCCTTGGATAAGGTTGGAGTACTAATATCAATTTCTACTTGTTCCTCACCAGTGAATGGTAATAAATTAACATAATCTAATGATTCTTTAAGTACAAGAGAGCCTGTGATAAATGGAGAAAATAAGTCTTCGAATATTTGGATGTTAATAACCTGAGCAGTAATATTCTGAGAGTTACCAGATCTGGTAACAATCTTAATAGAATTTACGTTTACATCACCAGCGAATCTTATTGTTTTGGCTGTCATTTAAATCAAATCTTTGTAATTCGCCAGAATAGTGCTAATTAAAGAAGGAGAAATTATTTTTATTCTTCTCTTTCTTTCATTTATTCGTTCTTCATATTCTCTATTAGATACTGAAACACCACCCATAACTACATGACCATTGGCATCTTCATAATGACGAATGCTATCTGCAGTGGCTCCATATTTTGAATCTACATATTCTTGAAGAGCACCATACGTTAGTGGCCAGTCAGCCAAATAATCATAACGATTATTTGCTAACATTATAACCCAATGATATTCTGGACTACCATATATTTTCTCAGCAAGAATTTCTGGAGTATCTCCATCTTTAATATCATATGAGTCATATGTAGTTACATTAGATAGAATTTCTTTTCTAAAACGAATATTTGTAGTAATATCCGTCATGGCAATAAGTTTATGAAATTTTCTAGTGATACCATATGGATTAGAAATTGTTACATCTGGTATAGTAGTATATCCAGTTCCTGGATTTGTTACAACTATAGATGATATCTGTCCACCAATAACTACTACTCTTCCAGTTGCAGATACACCAGCTTCACCATTATCGGGTGGTCCAAATATACAAGTTGCTGAAGTATATCCAGAACCCACGTTCGTTACAGTAATTGCATTCACACCACCACCAGCCAAATCACAGATTGCATATGCCTGAGTGCCAGTGCCAGCCTTTGCTTCTATGTCAAAATCATATAATATTTTTTGAAAATTTTCGAAGTACATTATAGACCTGCCTTAATCTTATCTTTTGTCAACAGAGCCAATTCTCTAAATGCTAAAGTAACATTAATTTGAGTTGGCATGCCATCAGCAAATGTAGTAAATTGTCCATTTGGAGTATAATCAATATCTAAATCTGTAAGAACACATGACGTATGACGATGTAAATTTAAATTCTCTTCTCCACCCTGATAGTAAAAAATATCAAATTCAGAAGGATAGAGATAAACGAAGTTATTGTCATCTTTAAATTCTGGATGCATATGAAACTTAAATTCTTCAATGATCCTAAGTACATTTTGTGCTTCGCTATAATCTCTTGGAAAGAATTGATATTCAAAAGAGAACGATCTAAAGTCAACACCCTTAAATACTTGTTCTTTCTTAGGATTTGCTGCCATGCCAAGCATCTGTGAATTTGCTTCGGCATTTGGTCCTTTTGATAATGCTAGGTTTGTGATAACTGCCTGAGCCACACCAGTAACATTACTTTCTTTACTAGATTTTCCAAGCGCATTCATAATAGCATCAGCTGTTTCTCCACCAAGTGCTTTTACCATACCAAGCCCAGCAGTATCAGTGGAGTCATATGTAACTCCATACTTTATACCAAGTTTGTTTGGTATATGTAAAGCAATAGCAGTCTTTAATCTTTTCTGAGATCTTAACTGATCAGTAGTCATTGTAGATGCTACTGCAATACCAACAGTTCCAATATTTGCTACAGCTGCACCTTTAGCTGCATTACCAACACCCTCAGCAACACTTTTAGCTGGACCGAATCCGATGGTTCCACCTGCAATACCAGTAATAGTATTAACCCCAGCATTTGCTCCGATAAGACTCTTTTGATCCCAATTCATGGCACGATTATCTCCAACATCTCTGGCTGGGAAATCATCTACCGTATCTGCTTTATATTTTGATATTAACTTCGAATCTTCTGCTACGTTAATGTAAAAAATAACATAGTTACCACCATACCTAAAATCAGTAGTTAAATCATCAGGATACTGATAATTACCGATGTCATACTTACCAGTTTCTTTACCAAATTGTTCAAATTTAGTTGCTTGTTTTTCTGGATAAGTTTCTCTCTTAGAAACAGGTACGGCACGTGTTTGCGCTTGAACCTCTGCCTGATTATCAGGTGTTTCTACTGGCTGATCTTCTGGTTCGCCATCGTCGTTATATTGTAGTGCCATTTGGTTTCTCTAAATAAAGGGGATGTTATTTATTTCTAATTAGTTATTTATGTTCCATAAAAGATCGTTCAAGCCAGTTTTTGCAGAAAAATATGCAGGGGATCCTAC